GCGTTATGCTAGCGAGCGCAGTTTAAATAAACTACGTGAAGCAGCCAAGGGATTAGGCGAGAAACGATTTACTGAACTTGCTATGCAAGATGCAGCAGATACTGTTCTTAAGTTTGCAGATAACCCTAATATCCGTTCTAACTTTTCTTATGGCGTAAGAACCGTAGGTCGTTACTATCGTGCTACTGAAGACTTTACGCGTCGTATATATCGTATGAAAGATGTAGCGCCACGCGCTCTATATCGTATGCGATTAGCGCATTTAGGTTTAAGTGCTTCTGGTTCTGTATACACAGACCAAGAAGGCGAGATGTATGTAATGATGCCTATGGATAATGTGCTATTTAAGGCTACCAATGGGACGCTTACAGCACTTATGGGTGGTGGATTAAGCGGATATAGCCAACCATCATTTAATGAGTTTACAGTTAAACTACGTATGGTTAACCCATCATTCCAGCAAGATGCTGGATTGCCTACACTATCTGGTCCTATTGCAGGACTTGGAGTTATTGGTATTAAGAACCTACTAGGTTATACAGGGTTAACATCTGCTAAACAACTAGGCGAAAACATAGATACATTTGCACTAGGTAGCATTGGTGATAACATGAACATTACCCGTGCTGTAGTTCCTATGTCATTGCAACGCGTATGGGCATTACTACCAGTTAATGAGAAGAGTCGTCAAGAAGTTACTGCTGCACAGCAGGCTGTTGCATATAATGCAGCACATGGACTGTTCTTAGATGCTAACTCAACTGAGCAAGAGAAGAAAGATTACTTAGATAAGATGCGCATTACAGCGCATAACGTAGTATTCCTGCGCAATCTAATGGGTCTTATTGCACCTGCTACACCTACAACACAGGAAAGCAAGGGAGTCCCTGACTACCTAAAGCGTGTAGGAGTTACTGGTTTACGTCCACAGTTCTTTGATATTCTTAATGGTATTACTGCTACTAAAGATGGCGATGTCCAAGACCCATATGAATTAGCATTAGCAACCTTTACTGGCAAATACCCAGGTAAGTTAATCTATACAGTATCAAGAGATGCTAAGCAAACCCGTGTTCTTGTAAAGAATACAGAAGCATTAAAGAGTTGGTCTATCAAAAACCAAGACCTTATTGATACATATGGCGAAGCAGCCTACATATTCGCACCACAAACTGGTGACTTTAATGCTGCTACATATAACTGGATTCAGGCTGCAGGGCTAGTTGAAAACAAAACACTTGAGAAATACTACTCAGATTTGCTAGTAGCCCAAGATAAGCAGGCGTATTACGATATTGCAACTAAGCAAAAGGAAGCAATACTTAATACTCCTAACCCAGATGAGCGTTCAGTTATTATTGGTGAGGCTACCGCAGCGCGTGAAGCGCTTAAGCGTGGTAATCCATTGCTAGAAGCAGCCCTTATCGGTGAAGGCAACAACATTGGTAGTGAAGGTGTAATGCTTAATAGCGTTAAACAAATGATTGAAAACCCTAACACACCTGTAGATTCTGGAACACGTCAACGTATGGCACAAGCAATACGCATGATGGAAGAGTTTATAGCGTTTGCAACAGACCCAGCAATGAAAGATGTTTCCAACTTCACTGACTTGAAGCGTGAACGTCGTGACCAGATTGAGGCTAACTTGAGTGATTTAATGTTGGGTAACCTATATGTAACAGAGGCTAACAGAGCAATCTTTAGGTCTATTCTTAATTTCTATTCACGCGATTCGTATGTATCATTTAAGAAGGGGTTTTAATAAATGGCTGATTATTCAAACTACCCTGATGTGCGTGCTAAGTATGAAGCATTACAGAAACTACAAAGCCGTCTATACGGATATAAAGGATATTCAGGCATAGGTCTAGCATCTGCCCTTGATAGTGCTGCTGCAAAGTATGGAGAAACTGACTCTAGATACCTTAAGATTAAAAAAGAATTTGACGAAACAAAGGTTAAGTTAGAGGCTGCCAAGACTGCATATGATACTACCCGTCAAAAGGTAGACGATATAATTGAGGCTAAGAAAGAAACAAAGAACGCTGCTAAGAAAAAAGAAGAAGATACAGGAACCTTAAGGTCTCTTCAAGCACAGTTAGATTCTGCTCGCCGTCAAGGCGAACTAGGAAGAGTAGCAGAACTACAGACACAGATTAATAACATTAAGAACCCACCTAAAGATGGACAGGGACAGACCAGTGATGAGTTTGCTGGTGGAATTAATCCTTCTGACTATAACATTTATACCGATACTGCGGGTAATACCTATGTAACTGGCACTGGTTCTACTAAAGAGTTCTTTGTTGTCCCACCTAAGACGGCTGGTGGAGTAATTGATGCACCAGTTGCAGACATTAACGTAGCCCGCAATAAACTTATTGAAGAGTTTGGCGGGACAGAAAAACTTAAGGTAGCCCTCAAAGAGGCTGGCTACAACAGTGGTAATTTCTATAACGATGCTAATGGTTTCTTACGTGCATATAGCGTTAACTCTATGCAGTCATACATTGACGGCAAAGGCAAAGGAACGCTACCTACATTTGCTGAGGCTGCTAAGACTATTGCAGCAGAAAACAGAGCGGGTGCTACTAAGACCCGTGTAGAACAAGCCTTTACAGACCGTGGTGGAGCAGACCGATACATCAACGTATACATGATGGACATGCTAGGTCGTCCTGCAACTGCGGATGAAAAGAAGGCTTTCTATAAGTCTCTTAATGCTGCCGAGTCTAAGACTCGCACTGCAACTACTACAGTTGCTGATGGTCAGGGCGGATATAAAACAATTAAGAGCGTAGGCTCAAGCCTTAGCGATACAGACCGTTTGTTACTTGCAACAGGTGTAGTTAAGAAGTCCCTTAAGGGCGTAACAGATGTTGACGCTATTCTTTCAGGTAAAAAAGGTAGCAAAATTGCTACAGATGTTTCTAGTTTAAGAAAAGTGGCAAATGATTACGGCTTGCCTATAGATTCAACAACTGCATTTAAGTATGCAATTGATGGCTTAGGACAAGAAGACCTTATTGCTAAGCAGACCCAGCGTTTAAAGAGTCTTGCTATTCAAATGTATCCAACACTTAAGGACCATATCCTTGGTGGGGGGACAGTTAAAGATGTAGCAGATACATATGCATATGCTCGCACTAGAAAACTTGGTGTTGTTGTTAAAGATTCAACACAGGACAAAAAGGTTATGAGCGCAGTAGTAAGCGGTAAGACACTTGCAGATTGGGATAAAGAAATGCAAGGTGAAGCAGAGTGGGGTAAGACAGATGAAGCACGCAATATTGCTTCTGATTTTACTAGAGATATTCTAAGTGCATTTGGATTTGGTGGTAACTAATGGCTAAGCAAAAAGTAATTGCTCCTAGCAGTAAAGCACCTGCACCAAAGCCAACCCCTAAACCAACTCCTACACCAAAGGCTACACCTAAGCCTACACCTACTCCTAAACCAACCCCTAAACCTACTCCTAAACCAACACCTAAGCCAACTCCTAATAAAAAAACTGATACTAAAGATAAGCCTGTTGATACATCAAAGATTGATGAATTAGGTTCCCAGATAGATGATTTAAAAAATCAAATCTCTGAGTTAATGAGTGATTCTAATAAAGAAGACCCAGGTCTTGCTTATGCTAAATCACAGGCTGAAGCAGATAGACAAGATGCATTTGAAAATCTTAAGGTAGTCTTTGAGGCATACGGTTTAGGTAGCCTTAGTGACAGCATTACACGCATTATGCGTTCAGGTGCTACTGCCAATGAAGCAATAGTTAAACTTAAGTATGACAAAACTATTGACCCTGCTACAGGTAAAGCATGGAATGCTGCATACACACTACGTTTTGCTGGTAATGAAAAGCGTATTAACGCTGGTCTTAATGCACTGTCAGAAGCAGAATACATTAACCTAGAAGATTCATATGCCAATACTTTAAAGGCATACGGTCTAGGCAACATGCTAACTACTAGTCGCACTACTAATGAAGCAATGCTTGCTAAGTATATTGGTGCAGATGTATCTGCAACAGAGTTTAAAGACCGTATTCAAACAGTGCAAGACCGTGTAGTTAATGCTGACCCTGCTATTAAAGAAACATTTAAAACTTTTTACCCAAGCATTACTGATAGTGACTTAGTCCAATACTTCCTTGACCCTGCAACAACAATAGGCAAGTTAAAGGAAAAGGCTACTGCAGCAGAGATTGGTGCAGCAGCAAAGGGACAGGGTCTTAATGCGCTACAAGGAACTGCTGAATCATTAGCAGCCTATGGTATTGACCGTGCTACCGCACTACAAGGTTACCAAAACATAGGTGAAGTTCTACCTGCATCTAAAAACCTAAGCAGTATTTATAAAGAAGCAGGCATTGAATACAACCAAGCATCTGGTGAAGAAGAGTTCTTTAAAGGCAATGCTAAAGCAGCAGAACAAAGAAAGCGATTGAAGTCACTAGAACGAGCATCGTTCTCTGGTGAGTCTGGTGTAGGTGCGACTAGTTTAAGTCGTGCAACACAAGGCAGTTTCTAAATAGATTCCCCACCCTGACCGACCAGCCCAGGGGGGTGTATAAGACTGGTAGTAGAAGCCAGCCTAGTTTCCCCAAACTAGAACTGTGGTCTGCGATTCAACTAATGAGAATGGGAGAACGGTTGCTATGAGCAACAACTACTGGGACGACGAAGACGATAACGATACAAACGAAATCAGTATGGATGGCGATACAGCCATGAAGCAATTGCGTAAAGCAAAGCGGGCTGACGAGAAACGTATCAAAGAACTCACTGAACAACTTGAAACATTTAGCAAGGCTCAGCGTGAGTCCGTCATCAAGAAAGTCCTAGAAACAAAAGGCGTAAGTCCGAAGGCTGCACGCTTGATTATGAATGAACTACAGGAAGTATCTGAAGATACAGTTTCTAACTGGTTGGACGAGAACGCTGAAGTATTCGGATTTCAAGCAGCACCAAAAGAAGATGCCGCTAATAACTTTGACCGCGCTGCATTACGTCAGCAGGACATTGTAACTCAGCAGGCTATTACGCCTGACCGTGCCGAAGATGCATTGCTTAGGCTCAACAACGCTGAAAGCGCTGAAGAGATTATTGCAATGATTCATTCGGGCGATTTTAAATAACAACAACCGAATCTAATACCCTCATAAGGAGGTGCAATAAATGTCTAATGCATATACAACCACAGGTGCCTCGTCTCTCGGCGGCACAATTGGTGGTGCAGGTTTAGTCCAGAAGGCGTATGACCGTCTGATTGAATTCGCACTCCGTGCACAACCATTAATCCGTTCAGTAGCCGATAAGACTCCTGCACGTCAAAGCATCCCTGGTTCATCAGTTGTTTTGCAGCGTTATGTTGACTTAACAAAGAAGACAGCAACACTAACAGAAACAGTTGACCCAGATGCTGTAGCGCTTGCTACACCTACATTCACAACTATTACTCTTGCAGAGTATGGTAACGCAGTATTGGTAACACGTGCTTTGGAACTATTCAGCCTTGCTGATGTAGACCCAGCAGTTGCTAACATCATTGCGTTCAACATGGCAGACTCAATTGACGAAGTTGCTCAAACAGTGCTACGCGCTGGAACAAACGTTCTTCGTCCAGGAACTGCTACATCTCGTTCAGCACTTACATCTTCTGATGTATTTACTTCAGCACTTGCTCGTAAGGCAACTGCTAAGTTACGTGCTAACAAGGCTATCCCTCGCAAGGGTTCACTATACTGGGCGGGTATCCACCCAGAAGTTTCACATGACCTTCGCGCCGAAACAGGCGTAGGTTCATGGCGGCAACCACATGAGTATCAATCAAATGATGCTATCTGGGCAGGCGAAATTGGAACATACGAAGGTGCATTCTATGTAGAATCACCACGTCTATACTCAGATAAGTTAGGCGCAGACCGCACAGCACTTGCAACCACAACAGTAACTGTTGCAGCAGCATCAGGAGCAACCTCATTTGGTATCGCTTCTTCTTCTGCTATCGCAGCAAATGCTCAACCTGGTGACAAGATTTCTGGAACAGGTATTGCTTCTGGTTCACTTATCACAGCAATCACAACAGATGGTTCAACATCAACAGTTACTGTTGATACAGTATTCTCTGCTGCAGTCACAGCAACAACAGTTATTACTGTTACACCTGAGACAAAGGTATTTAATACATACTTTGCTGGACAGCAAGCACTTGCTGAAGCAGTCGCAGAAGAGCCACACGTTGTAATCGGACCAGTCGTTGACAAGTTAATGCGTCACCGTCCACTTGGATGGTATGGCGTTCTTGGTCACGCTATCTACCGTGAGGAAGCACTCTACCGCGTAGAGTCATCTTCAACAATTAACTTCGTTTAATTGACGGATGGGCAGGGGCAGCAATGTCCCTGCCTGTCAGTAAGTTAACTATAGGAGACCAATGACTAAGTATTATGTAACACCACCCGTAGTGGAATATGGTCCAGCAGGCGGTGGACGTTTGTTTATCCGCTATCGCTTAAATCGTGGCGAGAGCCTTGTTCGTAATAATGGCATATGGTCTCAAACAGCATTCCCAACTGAAGATGTTATAAGACAAGCAGATAAGTTTTTTCTTGGTGGAAGCACCTATGAAATTGATTTGGCTACATACAATTCCTTGGTTGAACAAGGGTTCGGGGCAAACGTAAGGGCGGAATAATGTCAAGGGGATATGACTGTAATACGCGAGGACATATTGGTAAAGTTCTTAAAGACGAATATCGCATAACTGAAGACAGAAAAAACATGATACCAGTTACAGTGCTTTGGGGTTGCACTGAATGTGATGCTACATCAACAGAGATGTGGTTGGACTTTGGTGTTATTGCATCAAACCCTGACCATACAAATTCTGAATTATGTAATTGTTTTGGTTGCAAGGCTAAGACGCTGCAACTAGCAACTGGAGATGCTTCAGGCAACATTATTGCCAGTGGCACTACCCAAAAGAAATGGGACAAAGAGTTGAACTTCTACAAGGAAGCCCGTCGCCAAGGCGTGCAGCCAGAAGGCACATCAACAAAAGCAATACAAAAAGCACTGGAAGCATCAGAGACTTTAAACAAGCCATATGATGCCAACAAGATGCCCAAGGCAAAAGATATAAACAAAGCATCCGTAGAAGTTATGAAAGAGATTGGACAAATATAATGGCAATGATGAAAAAGGCTGCTATGTCTAAAAAAGCAGACATGAAGCAAGATGCAAAAATGATGAAGGGTATGTCTCCTGCAAAGAAGGCTGCGTTTAAAAAGGCTGACATTAAGATGGACAAGAAGAAGCCATCTGCAGCAGCAGACAAGCGTATGGACATGGCTCTTCGCAACAAGATTATGAAAAACAAGAAGGGTTAATTATGTGCACAGCATGTGGATGTAAAGATACAGCAGTAACAATTGACGCACCAGTGCGCACAAACACCAAGCATGTAGCACCATCATATGTAGGTTCATCTAAGGTTGGTGGGCAAGAACTGCACAACTCAGATGCAAGCGTAATAAAGGGTTGGAATGTTCCAACACCATACGGAAAAGGAAAATAACAATGGCTAACGAATACATGAAATCAAACGAGACAGCAGCAGGTCTTGTTATTCCTGCAAAGGTGCGTAAGGCTGCTACTGACAAGTCCTCTTGGGGCAAAGACTTTGGTGGCGGAGTTGCACCAGGTCAAGCACCAACATCTGCACCACGCTCAGGAGCAGGAACCGCTAACGGTCCAGCAACTGTTATCCAAGGTGTGTATACACAACCTTCTGGTGGCGGACGTAAGATTTAATCATGGCTGACCGCAAATCAGCAGATGACCGTTCTAAGATGAACAAGACTTACAAACCAAATGATAATTATTTTACCAATGCTGGTAAAGAAATTAAAGACTTTGGTAAGGCTTGGAAGAAAGCCTTTAATGCATCAGCAGATATTATGCCAGGAGCAAATGCTCGGGCACGTGCTGCTAATAAAAATCAAAATGCACAGATGGGTCAAGCACTAGGTGCTGTTCTTCAAGGACGACGTTACAACAAAGCAGGAAAGCAGATTAAAAAATAATGGCAAAGGGTATGGGTTTTAAAGCAGCCCAAAAATCAATTGCTAAAAAGTCAGGTGTATCAATGAAGTCTGCTGGAGCAATTCTTGCTTCATCTACTCGTAAAGCATCACCTGCTGCAAAGAAAAAAAATCCAAACTTAAAAAAGGTTAAAGGAAAGTAAATGGCTAAATCACCAGCATGGCAGCGTAAAGAAGGTAAGAATCCAGCAGGCGGACTTAATGCAAAGGGACGTGCATCTGCTAAGGCTCAAGGCTCTAATCTAAAAGCACCTGTTAAGTCTGGTGATAATCCACGTAGAGCAAGTTTCCTTGCTCGTATGGGCGGTATGCCAGGACCAGAACGCAAACCTAACGGTGACCCTACCCGCTTGTTGCTATCGCTTCAAGCGTGGGGGGCATCATCAAAAGCAGATGCTAAATCAAAGGCTGCTGCTATTAGCAAGCGCAACAAAGGAAAGAAGTAATGGCTAAGAAAGTTTGGGAAACACCAAACCCAAAGAAAAAATCAACACCATTATCTCCTGCTGCTAAAGCGTCAGCAAAGGCTGCTGCTAAAAAGGCTGGAAGAAAATATCCTAATCTTGTTGACAACATGAGAGCAGCGCAAAAGAAGGGAAAGAAATGACAGTTTACGGAACTGCTGTATATAACGGGACATCCTATACATTGTATGGTCGCCCTGGTTCTACCCTTCGTGACGAACTAAACAGGCTTAAGAATGGTGGAGAGTATCCACCTTACACAGAATACACAGATGAAGATGGTGCGGTAAATGAATGGGTAGGCACACCAGCGGGAACACCGCTTGTATCTGCTCTTAATTTAAAAGCAGACCCTAGCCGTGTATACACAAGTTACAAGGGGCACAACGCTGTTGCTTCAGAAATTGCTGGCATTACTGACCCAGCCAAATACATTGAAATTGTTACAGCACTAAGAACGGTTGCTTCATGACAACATTTGCTAACTTAATTGACAATGTCCAAATGGACCTTAGTGGTTTTACATACCGTCAAGACCGTGCTACATATTTATTAACAGATGTTTCAAGCAGTGCTCTTACACTTAACGTAGCATCAACAGATAATATCGGTAAAGGTATTATTGAAATTGATGAAGAAATGATGTGGGTAGATTCATATGACCGTCAAGCAAATACTATTACTATTGCTCCTTTTGGTCGCGGATATAACGGCTCTACTGCTGTTGCTCACACGGCTAATGCAAAAGTAACTATTACTCCAACATATCCACGCTATGCAATTAAGCGTGCAATTAACGATACAATCAATGGCGTGTATCCAAAAGTTTTTGCAATTGGTTCAACAGAACTTTCATTCCTTGCTAGCCGAACAACATATTCATTACCAGCAGAAGCAATTCAAATTCTTTCAATGGCATGGCAATCAGTAGGTCCAACAAAAGAATGGCTACCTATACGCCAATGGCGTTGGGACCCAATTGCTAACACAGGTGCATTTGCAACTGGACGCACTGTATCTATTTATGACAACGTCCTTCCTGGACGTAAGATTCAAACTGTCTACACACATTTTCCAGTTCAGATGACAAATCTTAATGATGATTTTGAAACTACAACAGGACTGCCATCATCTATGCGAGATGTAATTGCATACGGTGCTGCATGGCGTTTGTCTTCCTACATTGACCCAGCACGTATATCTATCACATCTGCTGCTGCAGATGAGATTGATAGCAAGCGACCTTACGGCACAGGGACAAATGTAACAAAACAACTTCAGGCTTTATACCTCAATCGTCTTGAGGAAGAGTCATTAAAACAAAAACTTCAATACCCAACCCGCGTCCACTACAGCCGATAGGACATAAATGACAACCCGCAAATACAGTTCTCGCTCACAGCAGACAACACTTACATCAGCAATAACATCTGGTGCTATTACAATGCCAGTGCTTAGTGCATCAACTCTTCTTGGTGGCGCAACAATTAACTCTGGTGAAACATTTACTGTTGTTATTGACCCAGATACAGCACTTGAAGAAATTGTAGAAGTAACTGGTAGTAGTTCTAATAACCTTACAATAACACGTGCTGTTGACATGGCTGGTGCCACAGCACAAGACCACTCTGCGGGTGCAGTGGTTCGTCACATGATTATTGGTCGTGACTTGCGTGAGGCTAACCTACACATTGAGGCAACGGCTGCTTACAATGATGGAACTAGTCTTCATACTTTACACGGTCTTGGCTCAGCAGATGGCGATATAGTTGGCACAGCCAAGTCTCAAACTCTTACTAATAAAGTTTTAACTAGCCCAAGTATTGTTGGCACTGGTTCTATTGCTGGAACATTTACAGGTAACCTTACAGGTAACGTAACTGGTAATGCATCAACTGCAACAACACTTGCTACTGCTAGAGATTTTCAAATTGTAGGAGATGTAGAAGCATCAGCCCAATCATTTAATGGTTCTGGTAATATAACTCTAACTACTGCTATTGCAACTGGCGCTATTGTTAACGCTGACGTTAACGCTTCTGCTGCTATTGCTTATAGCAAACTTAATCTTTCTGGTTCTATTACTTCTGCTGATATTGCTAACGGAGCAATTGTAGATGCAGATATAAATTCATCTGCTGCAATTGCTAAAACTAAAATTGCTGGAACAGCCGTAACAATAGCAGATAGCGGAACAGTTACATCGGCAATGATTGCAGATGGAACTATAGTTGATGGAGACATTAACGCTGGTGCTGCTATTGCCAAGACCAAATTAAATCTTGGCGGAACTATTACATCTGCTGACCTTGTAGATGGCACTATTGTTAATGCTGATATAAATGCATCTGCTGGTATTGCTCTTAGCAAATTAGCGGTTGACCCATTAGCCCGCGCTAACCACACTGGCACACAAACAGCCTCTACTATTTCAGATTTTGATACACAAGTAAGAACATCTAAGGTAACAGATTTAACTGCACCTACAACTTCATTCTCAATGAATAGCCAAAAGATTACAGGTCTTGGTTTGGCTACTGCTGGCACAGATGCTGTTAGTATTAACTACATTAACTCTGTAGCAGGTTATGCCAATGGTCTTGCTCCACTTGATGGCACAGGCAAAGTTCCTGTTGACCATTTACCTGCCCTTGCTATTTCAGAAACATTTGTTGTTACTTCTCAAACAGCAATGACTTCACTTACAGCACAAACTGGTGATGTTGCAATCCGCACAGATGTTAACAAATCATTTATTCTTACAACCACACCTGCATCTACATTAGGCAACTGGCAAGAATTGCTTACCCCAACAGATTCTGTTCTATCTGTAGATAGTTTAACTGGAGCGGTTAGTCTTTCAGGAACATACCTCAATAGAACTACTGGTCAACTACTGGGTGACTTAGATGCTAATACAAGTTACACAGTTAAGAATTTAAAAACTCCAGTCAATGCTAAAGACGCTGCACCTAAAGACTATGTAGATGCCGTTGCTGGCTCTGCAACCGCTGCTGCAGCCTCTGCTGCTGCTGCTGCTACAACTTATGACAACTTTGACGATAGATACCTAGGAGCCAAGTCTACGCCTCCTACGTTAGACAATGATGGCAACGCTCTTATTGTTGGTGCTATTTATTGGAACTCAGTAAGCAATCAAATGTTTGCTTGGACTGGTTCTGCTTGGGGTTCTATCTCATCTACTGCTGACATATATCGTTTCCGTTATACAGCAACAGGCGGAGAAACATCTGAGTCAGGTCCTGATGATAATGGTTTAACTCTTTCATACATTCCTGGTAAAGAACAAGTATACTTAAACGGTGTGCTTCTTGTTCGCACAACAGATTACAACGCTACAAGCGGAACAAGTATTACATCTCTTGCAGCCTTGGCTGCTGGTGACATTCTTGAAATTATTACATTTACTGCATTTGAATTAGCAAATGTAATTAGTCCAACAGTTATTGATGCTAAAGGTGATTTAATTGCAGGTGTATCTGCTGACACAATTGGCAGACTAGCCGTTGGAACTAACGGACAATACCTACAGGCTAACTCAGCAACCAGCACTGGTTTGCAATGGGCAACAGTTACAGGCTATTCAGCCCCAACTATTGGTTCAACAGCCCTTACATCTGGTGCAACTATAACAACTCTTAATGGAGTTACAGATGTTGTGCTTACAGGTGTAGGCAGTATCCAAGACGAATTAACATTGCTCTTAATGGGCGCACTCTAAGAAAGGGAGTAAACAATGCCAACAACAACTAAAGCGCTGTTCCGTGGAGCAGCAACAACAACAGTAGGAACAACTCTTTATACTGTTCCTTCTGCAACAACAACAGTAGTAAGCAACATAGCAGTAACCAACACTGGTTCTACTGCATATACATTTACTCTTGCTTTGGCAGGAACAGCACTTCACACAACTGCTGCTATAGCGGCAAATACAACTATATACATTGATTGCAAGCAAGTGCTTGTTGCCACTAATACCATTACTGGTGGAGCGTCTAACGTAGCAGTTAACTTTCATATCAGCGGAGTGGAGATAAACTAAATGGGTATAGCACAAATTCCAGCACCAAGTAGCACACCTTTAACACAACAAGGTGACCCTATTCAATCAAATTCTAATTCACCTTATGGTCTTACACTTAAGCAAACTATTACATCAGGAACATCTATAACCTTTCCGTCTAATGTTAACTGGGTTTGGGCTATTTTAGTTGGTGGAGGCGGAGGCGCATCTGCTAATAATACTGGTCAAGTATCTGGCGGTGGAGGTGCGGGTGCTGTGCTTCAAGGTTGGGTTTATATTCCTACCACAACAATGTCTTGCATAATTGGCGCAGGTGGAGTTGGTAGAAATGCTACTGAAAGTCCATTAACCCAAGGAGGAAATACTATATTTGCTGGATTGGTAGCAGGCGGTGGAGGTGGGGGTAGAGCAAACAGCGGTGGTTTAGCAGGAACTTTAGGCGCAGGTGGCGGTGGTGGTTGCGGCGATGGCGGCAATGGCGGCAACGGTGGCACAAGTTTTTATGGAGGACCTGGTGGCACTGGAGCAACTACGGAAGGCACCCAAGGTGGTTCTGGAGTTGGAGCAGGTGGCGGTGGGTATGGTAATGCTACTGCTGGCGGTGCTGGCGGTAATGGAACATCTGGCGGTGGCGGTGCTGGTGGCTCATCTAAGGCTGGCGGTGTAGCAGGAACTAACGGAGGCGCTGGCGGTTTTGGAATGGTTGGCGGTGGCGGTGGTTGTGGTGGTAAAGGCAACAACGTAAACTCTGGTTCAGCAGGTGGTGGCGGTGGCGGTTTATTAGCAGCAGGAGGAAATGGAAGCGCTAATGCTGCTGGAACAGGTCAAGGAACACCTGGAACTGGTGGAGCAATTGGTTTGGGTGGCACTGGTGGCACTGGTGGCACATCAACAGCAACTAATAATACTGGTCAACCTGGCGCAGGTGGTAACGGCGGTTCAGGAGGCGGTGGTGGTGGTGCAGGTGGAGTTGGCACAGGAACTACAGTAACTGGTGGCAATGGTGGCGTAGGTTGCATACTTCTTTACTACTAATTTATAGGAGAATAACAAATGACAGTTAAATATATTTATGATTGCCCTAATTGTGGTAATGATTACATAGAAATGCGGGCAGCAGATGAGTCACAATTTATTACTCGTTGCACTCGTTGTGCCTCTGCTGACTTTGTAGAAATATCTTCTGAGGTGCTTGCTTCAGAAGCAGAACGCACTTCTGCCCCAGAAATTATAGAGGAGACTCTGAGTGAGTAAAGCAAGAGATATAGCAAGCGCAGCACCTGCACCAGCAGGTGTTACTTCAACTGAATTAGGATATGTAGATGGTGTAACCTCTGCTATTCAAACACAGATGGATACTAAATTAGCAACTGCTACAGCAGCATCTACTTATGCACCTTTGTCTACACCAACGTTAACTTCTCCAATAGTAATATCTCCAGAAGAACGCACAACAGTATCTGCTACTGCAGCAACTGGAACAATTAACTTTGATGCGGTTACACAAGGTGTTTTATATTATACAACTAATGCATCTGCTAACTGGACACTCAACGTTCGTGGTAGTTCAGGTGCTACTTTAAACAGCACTTTGGCTACAGGTGATTCTATTACTGTTGCATTTCTTGTTGCACAAGGTGGCACGGCATATCGTCACACAGCATTAACTATTGATGGAAACGCACAGACTGTTCTTTGGTCTGGTGGCACAGCACCTGCTGCTGGCAATGCATCAGGAGTTGACGCATACACATTTACAATTATTAAAACAGCAGGAACACCTACCTACACCGTGTTTGGTGCTGGTCCAGTTAAATACGCTTAAGGAGACATAATGCCATTATTTAGCCCTGTATCTGCAGGTGGAATTGGTAAGGCTACTGTAACTGCTACTACTGGTTCACCTAACATTGATTCATCTACCCGTGCTGGTAAAACTATTTATCGTTTTACTGGTTCTGGTTCTATTACTATTGGTCAAGCAGGAACTGCTGAAATTTTAGTAGTTGGTGGCGGTGGTTCTGGCGGTGGCGGGTCTGCAGGTGGAGGTGGTGCTGGTGCACTTCTTTATGATACATCAGCAATTTTACCTGCAGGAACACTAACAGTAACAGTTGGCGCAGGTGGTATTGCTGGTGTTGATAACGTTATATTTAACTCTAATAATGGAGTTGCAAGTAGGGTTGGAAATTTCATTGCTCCTGGTGGCGGGGGTGGTGGTGCAAATTCTGGACCAACTCCTATTTGCACTGGATTTAACGGTGGTTCTGGTGGCGGTAGCGGTGGAACTTCAAGTTCTGGACCTTCTAGAACAGCAGGTGCTGGAATGTCTGGTTTTGGCAATTCAGGTGGCGTTGGAACTTTTAGCGGAACTGGAACAATTGGCGGTGGTGGAGGCGGTGGTGCTTCCGCTGCTGGCTCAAATGCATCTGGCGGAACTGGTGGCGCAGGCGGTGCAGGAACGGCAATAAGTATTACTGGAGCATCTGTTACATATGCAGGTGGAGGCGGTGGTTCAGGTAGTGGTCCTGGTGGTGGAGCAGGTGGCTCTGGCGGTGGTGGTGCAGGTGCGGCTTCTGGCAGCACTGCTGGAACAACAGGAACAGCAAATACTGGAGGCGGTGGTGGAGGCGGAACTCCATCTGGCGCTGGTGGCACAGGCGTAGTAATTGTAGTTGTTGGCTAATTAACTATGTGTAAAGACTGTGGTAATTGCTCTAAAGAGCATGGTCGCACAATAGACGATTCAGTAGATAAAGTAGAAGCATCAAACATTTAAGGAGATACAGTGGCAAGAGACATAACCGAAGGTAGAAGCACCCGTGCTATTGCCGTCGATATTGGTTTAACAACTGCCACACTTTGGCAAAATACTGGTGTTCAGTATGATTTTGCTATCGGTGGTTTGCCATTCCTTGCTGCAATTGATGATGCTAACCCATATGTTCGTGCTACTGCACAGTTCCGTAAACAACAGTTTGATTCACAACGTGACCCAGGAGAGCAGTCGCTTTCCAACTGGTGGCTACGTAGTCAAATGTCATTTCACACTGGTGAGGGTATTGTCTACTATGACCCACTAGCCAACCCATATTCTACAACTATTGCATCTAACTCATACCGTTCTAAAGAATCATACGGTGTAAACATATGGACACCTGGTCAAGTAACATTACTTAATGATGTAGATAATGTGCATATTACAACACAAGAAGTTAATGCATCTACACGTATGCCTGGTCAAATTATGCGCACTATTCATTACAATAATACTGATGCTTTTCTTTTATTAGATGGCTATGACCTTGACCGTATTGATGCCGATGGAACCCTAAGCAATTGGGTTGATTATACAGTTGGAACTAATGACCCTGTATATGCTATGTGTGATGATGGTCAATTTGCATACTGGATAACTAATGACACTGCTTCAGGCAAACTTGAAATGGATAAAAAAGCATTAACTGCTACATCTGGTGTTTCACCTACTGTTATGTTTACTAGAACAGGAACAACAGTAACAAGAGCGGTAATGGAATATGTTAAACACCGTATAGTTATAGCAGTAAACAATGTTATATCTACAGTGCCAACTAGTGCATCTACATCAGCATCTCTTACTGACATTTATACACATCCTAATAGCAGTTATATATTTACAAGCATTACAGAATCTGGCACTGCTGTATATGTATCTGGATTTTTAGGTTCTCGTTCATCTATTTTTCGCATAAATGTAGACAACACTGGTGCTATGCCAGCATTAACTTCAGCCGTAGTTGCAGCAGAAATGCCAGAAGGTGAAGTTGTTTATAAAATATATGAATACCTTGGTTATATGATGATTGGAACTAGCAAAGGTATACGAGTAGCATCAATTGATGGTGCTGGTTCATTGACATATGGTCCTTTGATTGTCCACACTAGCCAACCTTGTTATGATTTTTGTGCACGGGATACCTATGTATGGTGTGCAACTGGTGTTAATGGAGAGCCTGGTCTTATTCGTATTGACCTTAGCAATGAGATTGAAACTCTTAGATTCCCATATGCACATGATATTCATTACGATAATTATGAAGGCACAGTAACAACTGCTTGTGCTTTTATTGGTAACACTGACCGAGTGGCATTTGTTATTGCAGGCACAACTGCAGACACATTAGTAACTAATAAAGCATTAACATCTGATGTTGCCACACTTACCATGTCTTCAGCCCACGGCTTAACTGTTGGTGATAAAGTATGGGTGGAAGGTGTTGGTGCTCCATTTGATAGCGGTTCACCATACACAGGTGAAACTGTATTATCTGTTCCAACAACTACAACATTTACTTACGCCCGTGTTACATCTAACGTAACATCTACAGCCGTAACATCATCTACCGCTAAGGTTAAAAAGGTAGGCGCTGTTTATCTTGAAAGCGCAACCGAGTTGCGCCCTAGCGGTTACATTGAAACAGGTCTTATCCGATACAACACCCTAGAACCTAAAAACTTTAAGCGTATAATTGGACGTGGGTCATTTACTTATGGCTCTATGAGTCTACAAACACGTAGTCAAGAAGGAACATTGTATGATTTAATATCGTATGATTCTGTAATTGGTTCACCCGAAGTAACTATTACCTCACCTGCTGGTGCACAAGATTCTATGGGTCTACGTTTTACTTTGTTTAGAGATGCAACTGACCCTGCTAAAGGTCCTACATTTAAAGGTTATCAGTTAAAGGCTGTGCCTGCTACTCCACGTAACCGTTTAATTACAGTTCCTCTTATGAACTTTGATAGTGAGACTGACAAGTATAACCAAACTGTTGGCTATGAAGGACGCGCAATAGACCGCCTTGCAGCGCTTGAAAACGCTGAAGCAAACGGAGATATTATTACTTGGCAAGACTTTCGCAATAGCGAAATTGCCCAGTGTTTGATTGAAGAAGTAAAGTTTACACAAGTTACACCACCAGATAAACGCTTAACTGGTTATGGTGGAATTATTACTCTAACTATTAGGACGGTATAATGAGTGCAGCAGAATGGTCAGGATTTGCTGTTGCAATCATGACACTTATAGTTGGATTTACAGCATTTGTGCGCTGGTTAGTTCAACATTATCTTAGTGAACTTAAACCAAATTCTGGAACTAGTCTCCGTGACTCCGTCAATAGATTAGAGGACAGGGTGGACCGTATATATGAAATGTTATGTGAGCGTAAGTAATGGGATTTATAATACCTGAGCCATTGTGGGGACTACCAACAGTAGGCATAGACCCAGAAGAATGGGTAGATGACGAAGACGACGACTAGAAAGGTCACCGTTGAAACTTCCCCGTTTACTTGCAGTAACTTTAATTGTATTAGGCACTTCTTTATTTTCTTTACCTACTGCTAATGCTGAGTTAACAGGGCAAATAACTGTTACTTGCGCTAACGCAGGTGGAACAACCAAAGATTTTAGTGTTGGTTGGGATAATACAAATAGTTTTTTTGAGGGCAAAGGCAACATTGCTGCGCTGTTTTGCCAGATAGCATCAGGTGGATGGGATACTTATGTATCTACAACAGCACCTGAGAGCACATGGTATTACAACGGGATAGCAACTACCCCAAGTCCCACTCCATCGCCTTCCGAAGAGCCAACGCCTGAGCCTGTTCAGCCTCAACCCGAGCCTTCTCCGTCTCCATCAGAGACCTCAACTGCAACTGTAACTCCTGAACCTGTAGTTCCAGTGCCTTCACCTGAGCCGACCAATACTGTTCCGTTGCCTGAACCATCACCTACCCCTGTTCCTGCCCCAGAACCCGCTCCTGAGCCTGTTCCTGAGCCTTTACCAATACAACCTGTCCCTGTTCCAGAACCGCCTGTCGTAATCCAGAATCCAGAGCCAAGTCCAGAACCTGTTTCTGAACCTGAGATAACACCTGAGCCTGTTCCCGTAGAAGAGACTCCAGTTCCAGAACCTGAACCTGAAGTCGTTCCAGTAGAAGAAGAACAACCTGAGCCTGCTCCTGAGTTTGAACCTGAAGAGGAAGTTCCTGCTCCTGTAGTTCCCGAACTGGTTCCTGAATTTCCATCTGAGCCTCCTGCTGTAGATGAAGAAATTATACAAGCAGATGACATAGATTTAGCAACACTACCGCCAGACACGCCAGTAAAATTATCTAATGGCGTAGTAGTAACGGCACAGGTTGCTATTGCTATTGAGTTGTTGGGCAATCCAGCAGAACTTCTAGCAACTATATTCACTGACCCTGCTGCAGCCTTGGCTGCACTTGGTTCAGTGGGTGCAGACCTTCCCCCAGAAGTGCGAGAAAGGGCTGAAGAAGTAGTTATCTCAGCCATTATCGTAGGAAACATTGCCACCTCTGCTGCAGTAACGGCTGCTGCGGGTGCTACATATAGGAGAAAACCATGAAAAACTTTTTCTCAGATATAGCCAATCAACTCTGGACTCTCCTTGGCATGTTCATTGCATGGGTAGTCCTTGAAGGTTCGGCTAAGTCTGTTGTTGGCTATGCCATTGCTGTATCCAGTGTTATCTGGATTATTACTTTTAAATTACGTAACCCAAAGGATGAAGAATGAAATCATTAAAGAATGTATTGATGCGTATTGTTGCTGTGTTTGCAGCATCAGGTCTTGGTGTCATTGGTGCTGGTGCAGTAGCAGGTATCTCTGTTGCTAAGGCAATGATGGTTGCTGGACTAACAGCAGTTGCAGTAGTTGTTGAAAGACTTGCTCGCGCTTTTATGGATGATGGCAAACTTACTCTTGATGAGATTAATGCTGCATTTTCTAGCGTAGACAAAGGTGCAAAGACTGTTGCTGATGTAGCCGTTGAAGAACGTCAAGCAGCAGATAAAGCAAAAGCAAAACAAGACGACCCAGATTATAACTAAGGAGTAACTTGTGGCAGAACAAGGCACAGCAGAGGCAATGGTTGAAATTGCACTAGCAGAAGTCGGATATGTAGAAGGTCCTAAAGATAACGAAACCAAGTATGGCAAATTTACTAAGGCTAACTTCTTACCTTGGTGTGGTTCATTTTGCATGTGGGTAGCCGATAAGGCAGGCGTTAAGATTCCTAATACTGTTTCTACTATGGCAGGGGCAGCATCTTTTAAGAAGATGAAAACTTGGACTGATGCTTCATCAGCAAAGCCACAGCCAGGAGATATAGTTTACTTTGACTTTATGACAGGCGGTGCTCCTATTGAGCACGTTGGTATTGTTATCAAAGACAACGGAGATGGAACAGTAACTACCGTTGAAGGTAACACTGCAGGTGATAAGAAGAAGTCAGGCTCACAAGCCAATGGCGGTGAGTGTGTAAAGAAAATTCGTGCATACAAGAAGAATCCTAAAGGTATTCCTGTATTCATTGAAGGGTTTGGTCGCCCTAATTACAAGGGTAATAAAGTAAAAGCAACTGTTCCTGCATCGGAAGCACCAGCATTTCCTGGTCGTATTAAACCAGGAGATAAAAGCGAGGCTGTCAAGATTGTTCAGCGTGCGCTTACGTTAGTAGAAGATGGGGATTACGGTCCTGCAACAAAGAAGGCTGTTGTTGCATTCCAAGATAACCATGACATAGTTGATTCTAATGGCATCATTGGTCCAAAAACTTGGGCTGAATTAATTAAACTTCTTTAAGGAGATAAGATGGTAGACACAGTTAAACTTAAAGCAATCGCTTTATCATATGCACGTGCAGCAGTAGCCTCAGTGGTTGCTCTTTACACAGCAGGACAACATGACCCAAAGGTGCTGGCGACAGCGTTTCTTACTGGTTTTGTAGGTCCTATTTTGAAGGCGCTTGATAAGTCAGCACCTGAGTTTGGTCTTAAGAAGTAACCTATAAAATTAAGAGACCCCCAGTTCGGTATATTAACCTACCGACTGGGGGTTTTTTTCTATTTTCTTTTTGTTGTTTTCTTTACTGCACGTTTGCGTGTTGCTGGATGTCGTTCTCTTGCTTGATTGTATTCAAGTTCTTCTAACACATCATCAAGTTCTTTTATAAACTTACGATGGGCTAATGCATTTGCTAGCCAATCTAGTGCAACTACTACTAGGTCACGGATAACTAATGCAGCAAGAATTGCTATCACTATATCTAATGTTGTTAACATGCTTCTCCTAAGTATCTGATTGTTATTGGTTCAGGGATTATGTTGCGCTGGGTGCGCATTCTACTACGTTGTTTTTCTCCAGTGTTAGCCCACCAGCCTACTACTGAATGATGCAATGCATAGTCAAGACATTCATTCGCAACAGGGCATGAGTTACATATGCGTGTAATTAATTCTTTATCGGGATATGCTTTAGTTCCTTCAATAGCAAAGAACGCTTCTGTATCTGTGCCTTCGCAACTAGGTGTTTGACTTGGCTTGAACATCATTATCCTCCTGTTGAATAGAAACCACTGCCGTTAAACTTAACGGCTGGTGCTGTCCAGATTCTAACCATTGTGTTACCACAGGTTGTGCAACCCGTTGCTGTCGAGTCTTGTAACTCCACCACTGTGCCACACGTTTCGCATTTGAAGTCATAATTAGGCATCACTCACATCCATCTATCTCAGTAGGTGCAGTTGTAATTGTCCCACACTCTATACATTCTTGTGCTAAATCATACCAGCCTACGGTTCTGGTATCTTCATCCCACATTACTGTAACTTTAAACATCATGCATCCACATATACATGCAAATGCAGGTATACCTCTTAGGTCATTCACTTGGTCTGTTTTCCCAATACAACTTATAGTATTCAATGTCTAAAGCAAAGCGTTTCATATGCTTGACTAATGCACCTGTATGTGTGTGCAGTTGCACACCAGCCTTGTGCATAAGCCTAAAGAAGTTTATATCTTCTGACACAAACTCTTCACCTACCCCAGTCTCATTAAAGTATGGGACAGCACCATGAACTAACCGCATCTGTGTTACTACGTTTCTATGCATAAGAACAAATCCAAATCCTGCTGAACCTGTTTTAATTAATACATCTTTAGGTAGTGGATGGACATATGCAATCTTGTAATCGTTATCTGTCCATTGAAATACAGCAGGGTATGGAGACATAATAGAAGATTCGTTTTCTTTTGAAATAAAGTATGTGCCTGTAACTATAGGTCTTGCATCTTTATCTGCAGACATCCATACTTTTTGTAGTGCATCTTCAGTAAGAACTATGTCGCTATCTACCCACAATATCCAATCAAAGTCTGTTTTGTCATACCAGAAGTCCAGCGCCTGTTGGCGCTGCCGTCCAATCTGATTACCTTGCACACGCATAGCAGATTTAATTGGCAACTGCGATGCAATTGCAGAATAAACCATACCTTCAGTAAACTTGCCATCAGTAGTGCCGTTGTCACACCAGCATAAGATGATTGAGTCTTTACTCTTTGGAAGTATTGGACTCTTGACTTGGGAGTTCACTTGATTCTTCCGTGTCTTTGTCATGGTATGGTCTCCAACCGCCTAGATTTTTAACAAGCGAAGCAAGTGCTCGCTCTACTTTTTTACGTGCACCTTCTGGTGTGCTGTCCATATCTTTAGCAAGTGTTGCCCAGTCTGGTTGCTCTATGCTAAAGCGCAAACGCAATATGTTTTGCTTTGCTTCTGGTAATTTGTAGTAACCTGATGCTATATCTGAACGCAGTGCTAACCAGTTGTTGCCATCGCTGACTTCATTTGATTTAACCTGGCTACCCAGGTCTTTAATCTTTGTAGGGATTTCATATGTTTCACCTATGATTGAAGGCAAGAATGCTTCAACAACTGACGTATCATAGTAGTATAAATCAGACATATCATACCCAATCTTCTGGGATTTAGCCCGTTCACAATACTTTAACGCTGCATTACGCAACGACTTGGCAATAAGTTTATCTCTGTCTTTTTGTTCTAGAGCAGACCACTCTTTGTATTTGCGTGGGTGAGAAACAAACCAGACCCACAACTCTTGCGCTATATCATCACGCTCAAGCATGCTGTATTTGCGTGCGTAATCACTAGCAAGAGTCTGAACCATTTCGTTATACTCTGAAATATAATTCATTAAGGAATGATTACCTCACCGTTAACAATTGGAACAGCAAACGGTGTTACTTTGTTACCTGTTTGCACAAGGATACCGATACCTTGCTGCCAGTTAGCACTACCTGAAGTTAAGTAACTAGCCTGTGATATATCCATCATGTGTCCAGTTTCTAATCCGTATAGAGTATTAGTCTTACCGTAGAAACCAGTGGTCTCATGTTGCAAACCCACACGATGCGTGTGTCCACAGACTACTGACTTACCTAAACGCTTGGCTAAGTTCAATGCAGTAGCACCTGGTGCACGGTTAAGTGCGCCTTCATCTCCGTGTGCCATGACCCAACCTGGCATTAGTTCATGCATCTTATGCAAGTATGTAATACCTAACTTCTTGTAGCCAAGTAACTCTTCAATCTTTAAAGACTTGAGACTACTAAATGCTGGTGCAAACTTACGCATGTATGTATCAATACGGTCTGTATGGTTAGACCGTTGGATATAAAATGGTTTGTTCTTACCTAGTGCTGACTTGTAGTCAGCCATGATTTCATTTGTTAAATCAATACTATCTTGCAATGTATCTGCGTATTCCCCAAGCATGCCTTTATTCCAACGGCTTGGTTCGGGTGCATCAAGTTCATCGCCTACGCACCAGAGTTCATCTGGTTTGTAATCACGAATGAAATTTAGCGTGGCATCTACGGCTTTGTTATCTTGATAAGGTATCTGTAGGTCACTGAGGACTACGACCCTCTTTGATTGTTTTGCCATTATAATTGGGTAAACCTTCCCATTGTCCACGTTGAACAAGTAGTCCTATTATGGCATAGTTGGCAAGGTCAATTAATGTATCTTCAATGCTTTCGTAGTTCGGCGTGTCGCCTGTATCTACAAGGTTGTTAAGCCTTGCTAACTTGTCATACATGCGGACTCGTAGCCCATTCATAGGACCACCTGGTGCTCCCGCTATATTCATTGGACCATAATCTTCATGTTTCTTAAGCATAATAATTGCTAACTCATTGTGAATTATATATAAGTCATCAGGGTTTTTCATTGAGTATGTCCTTTAGTGTGTGGTCTAAGTCTTTCATTGCTGCTTCTACTGCAAACTCTTGCCAGAGTTTGTCTGCTTCTCCATCTTTTGCTGCTACTAAGAGTGCAGCCATCATTATAATTAGGCGTTTTGCTTCGTCTGTATCTTCATCTATTGTAAAGTATATATCTTCTAGCACAGCCATGACATCCATAGTCTTGTTGGTAGATACTGGTATGCCTACAGTAAATCCAGAGTGAGCCAAGTGCTCCCAGAAACTATCATCTAACGGTAATGCATTCTCTGATTCGCTCATTAATCCATTCACTCCCCATCTTTATCATCACGCTATTTACATCTTCGCCTTCAGGCATTGAGACGATGTTAACATTACCTAGTTCACGGCTAATCTTTTTGCCGAACTCTAGTCCTGCTGCATCACCATCTGCTAATACAATTACAATGTCGAAGTCATCAAGTATTTTTGCATAGTGTGGCTTCCAGTTGTTAGCACCTGGAATACCTATAGTTGGGTGTGTAGTTTTAGTTGACATCATAATACAATCGAACTCACCTTCGGTAACGCAAATATATTTATCTGCTACGAAGCAAGCCTGTGTGTTAAACATCGTGGTCTTAGCACCAACTAAACCCATATACTTTGGGTCTTCGTTGTTGATACCACGAAATCTAATATCTACCACACCTGATGGTGTGATGTATGGTATTGCTAGCCTACCTTTGTAAGCCTCATGCCCTGGAAGTGGGTCGTCTACCACTCCCAAGTGAAATATGTTTGCCTCTTCTACCGAGAGTTGACGGCTTGATAGATAGTCTTTTGCTAAATCTATCTTGCTCGCGTATCTCTGAGTTGCCTGTAGTAAGAACTGACGTTGCGAACTTGACAGCCTCACGGTAATCACCACCTTCTTTATACATAATGAGCGAGTAAGTGTCGCCCTTCACTCCACAACCGTGGCATACAAATGCATTCTTATCGTAGTTTACTGCAGCACTAGCATGTGTATCACCATGAAAAGGACACTTCATCTTGCGCCAACCTGCACCAACTGCTGGTGTGTCTGCTCCTATGTAATTAAGATACTCTTCAATGCTTGGTTTCTCCACCAGTATGTCCACCAATCAATGCTCGTTGTAATAAATCTACCCATACATGAGCAGGCATGGTGCAATACCAATCGCCAGGGCTTCCCCTACCCTTGCGCTTGTGCCACACCACGCCTGTCCATGCTTTGTCGTTAGTCATTTCGACTATCAACTCTTCTGTCCAACCCGCCAAGTCCATCTTGGCGTGGTTCTTTATCTCTATTGTAACTCCAGGTATACCTGAGATGTCACCCTTATCTAATGTAGCACCAGCCAATCGCCTATCTACATAAGGAAACCATTGCTTAAGGTATTTAACTACATCTCGCTCTGCTCCCGAGCCTTTGGCTTTGGCTGCTTTGCTCATTCTTGTGGTTCGTCTCTAACTTCTGTTAATTCCCAGCGTCCTGTTTCCATTTTCTTTGCACGTTCTTCTGCTATTGCTAACGAAGAAGCACGAATAACTTTTACTTTGTATTGCGAATAAGTAACTCTATACTTTGGCATTATACTGTCATCTCCACTTGTCTATAGTCTCTCACAACATCTTCTAGATACATAGATGCTGGCTCAAATGATAGGGATATATATGTAGCACCAGTAGGGTCTGCTTTACCATAGCGATTCTTAACAGGGGCTACGCATAAGTATGCGTCTTGCCCTTGCAACATCTGTCCTACGGTAAGAACCATTGCTGGTATCTGTGCTACTTTACCTTGCAGTGCAGAGCGTGGCTGACATGGATAGCCAGGTGCTCCTTCTTGTGTGTGGTGCAGAACTAATACTGCTGCATTGGTATCTCTTGCAAGATACTTTAGTTCTTTCATAACTGCACGCATACCTGCGAACTCTTCATGTCCATCAATTGCAATGTCCATAAGATTATCTACAACTATAAGTGTTGGACTCCTGCCCCACATAGTCTCAAATGCTGAGACCTCTTCATCTAAATCTTTTAATGTAGGGCTAGGTTCAAACGACCAATACATATTAGCAAACTCACGTAGATATTCTGTCGCTTTATCAGGCTCAGTCTTGAGCATATACTCTGACTGTTGCTGTGTTATCTTGGCTTTCATAGCAAGCAAACGCATTGCCATTGTATGTGCATTGGTATCGGCAGAGAAGTATAGTGTTGGTTGTTTTAATCTTGCTGCGATATGCAATGCAATAGATGACTTACCCGCGCCTGGAGTTCCCGCTATGACAGTAACTTCTGCTCGTCGCAGAATAATACCTTCACGCTGGAAAGCCTGGAAGGGAGGGGCTAATGGTTCGCCCCCCACTTCTGGCTTACCGATACTACGGCGGAGTGTTTTCATTTATGCCTTTGTCTGGTCGGCTTGGAATGTAGCAAACTCTGGTGAGCCTGCCTTAACATATACTGTTGTGCACTTTGTTGGGTCGCCTTGCTTAGCAGGGCAGAAGTGTCCTTTGTATGGACCAAACTTACCTGTTAGTCCGTGGATACGAGTCATTGTTCCGTGTGGACATTGACGTGCACCTGAACCTGGAACTGCTGATGGTTGTGTGTCA